CCCACGCGGAGGTTTTTTTCTCCGGCCAGCAACACAGGGCGCCCCATTTATGCGCAAAAACCCCAATGGCACGACCTGAGTTCAAGCCAACCGCGACGCAGCGCAAGAAGGTCGCCATCGCGGCCGGCGGTGGCATGTCGCATGAGTCGATTGCCCAGGCGCTCGGCATCGCCCGCAACACGCTCGAAAAGCATTTCATGGCCGAGTTGACGGCCGGCGCCAGCGAGCGCCGCCTAGAGGCGCTGCAGGGGCTGCACGCCGCGGCCAAGAAGGGCAACGTGTCCGCGGTCAAGGCATACCTGGCAGGCGTGCCGCAGTTCATCGCCACGCCAGACGCGCCGGGTGATGAGCCGGCGGCCAGAAAGCCGGCGCCGCTGGGGAAGAAAGAAGCCGCGCAGCAGGCGGCGTCTGTCGCTCAGCACGGCACCGGCTGGGAAGGCCTGCTCCCAGGCTCCCAGGCCGTGCAGTAACCGTCAGCCGTGGACCTCAGCTGCACCGACTGGCGCGAGCGCATGGCCGCCGGCCGGTCGCTGGTGCCGGATCTGGCGCTGCCGAACCTGGCCGCCGGCAACACCGCGGTGGCCGTCTTCAATCGCCTGCGTCTGGCCGACGTGCCAGGGACGCCGACCATGGCCGAGGCCGGCGGGCCGTGGTTCACAGACATCGTGCGCGCCCTGTTCGGCTCGCTCGACCCGGTGACACGGGCCCGCGCCATCCGCGAGTTGTTCCTGCTGGTCCCAAAGAAGAACAGCAAGACGACGAACGGCGCGCTGATGATGCTGACCGCGCTGCTGCTGAACGAACGGCCGCGGGCGCCTTTCCTGCTGACAGCCCCGGTGCAGCGCACGGCCGACGAGGCGTTCAGCGCCATTGCCGGCGCCATCGCGCTGGACCCGGTGCTGGAGGCGAAGCTGCACGTGCGGGATCACCTGAAGGTGGTGGTGCACCGTGAGACGCAGGCAAGGCTGGAAATCGCCACGTTCGACCCGGCGATGATGACCGGCAAGAAGGTCGTGGGCGCCCTGGTCGACGAGGAACACGTGCTCGGCAAGATGCCGCGCGCTGACAAAGCGATGCTGCAGCTGCGCGGCGGCATGCAGCCTTTCCCCGAGGCCTTCCTGGCGATCATCACCACGCAAAGCGATGAGACGCCGGCCGGGGTGTTCGCCGATGACCTGAAGAAAGCGCGCGAGGTCCGCGATGGGAAGCGGCAAAGCGCCATCCTTCCGGTGCTCTACGAGTTCCCGCCGGAGGTGCAGACCGACCCGGCGAAGCCGTGGATGCGGCCGGACACCTGGCACATGGTCACGCCGAACGTCGGGCGCTCGATCTCGATCGACCGGCTGGCGGCAGACTTCGAAGACGAAGCGGCCAATGGCGAGAAGGCGGTGCGCCTGTGGGCGTCGCAACACCTGAACGTCGAAATCGGCCTGGCGATGCACGCCGACGGCTGGGCCGGCGCCGAGTTCTGGCAGCGCCAGGGCCTGGGCACCGACCCGACGCTGCAGGGCCTGCTTGACCGCTGCGAGGTGGTCGACATCGGGATCGACGGCGGCGGCCTGGACGACCTGCTGGGCCTGTGCGTGCTCGGCCGCGAGACCGGGACCGGCAAGTGGCTGGCCTGGTTCAGGGCCTGGGCGCATCCGATCGTGCTCGAGCGGCGCAAGGCCGAGGCCGCGCGCCTGATGGATTTCGTGAAGGCCGGCGACCTGGTGCTTGTCGAGCGCATCGGCGACGACGTGGCCGAGGTGGCTGCGATCGGCGGCCAGGTGGCGGCCAGCGGGCTGCTGGACAAGGTCGGCGTCGACGTCGCAGGCATCGGCGCCATCGTCGACGCGCTGGTCGAGGCCGGCGTCGAACAGGAACAGATCGTCGCCGTGTCTCAGGGCTGGAAGCTGTCGGGCGCCATCAAGACGACCGAGCGCAAGCTGGCCGAGGGCGCACTGGAGCACACCGGTTCGCCGCTGATGGCCTGGTGCGTCGGCAATGCCAAGGTCGAGCCGAAAGGGAACGCGATGATGATCACCAAGCAGACCGCCGGCACGGCCAAGATCGACCCGCTGATGGCACTCTTCAACGCCGTCACGCTGATGGCGCTGAATCCTGCCGGCGGCACCGTCATCGGCGCCGACTACGAGTTCACCGTCGCATGACCATCCGCGTCTTCAATGCCTGCGTGCTGGCCGGCTGGCTTGCCGCATCCATAGGCGCCGGCCTGTGGTGGCTGCCGGCCGGGCTGATGTTCGGCGGGCTGTCGCTGGTGGGCCTGACGTTCGCCGTCGCCCGCATGGCCGGCGTGCACAAGGGGGTGCGCTGATGTTCCTGTCCGCAGCACCCAGCCGCGCGCCTGATTCCGACTTCTGGTTCGCGCCGGTTCAGCGCACCGGTGGCGGCGCCATGGTGACCGACGACGTCGCGCTGCGCCTGTCCACGGTCTACAAGTGCGTGCGCAACATCGCCGAGACCATCGGCGCGCTGCCGCTGATCGTCTACGAGCGCCAGGCCCGCGGCAAGCAACGCGCGCCCGACCACCCGCTGGCCCGCCTGCTGGCCAACCCGAACCCGTGGCAGACGGCCATGCAGTGGCGGGAACTGATGCAGGGCCATGCCAGCCTGACCGGCAACGCTTACAGCGAGATCGTGCTCGACGCCGCCGGCCGCGAGGACATGCTGATCCCGCTGAACCCGCAGCGCACCACGGTCGAGGTGATGGACAACGGCAATCCGCGCTACCGCACGCGCGACGCCAAGGGCCGCGAGCGCGTGCTGCTGGCCGGCGAGGTGTTGCACCTGGCCGGCTTCAGCACCGACGGCTACACCGGCCTGAACCCGGTGGAGGCTGAGCGAGCGGCCATCGGCGCGGCCATCACCAGCCGCGACTTCGGCTCCAACTACTTCGGCAACGCGGCCCGGCCGCCCATGTGGATCAAGATGCCGCCGGGGGCCAAGTTCGCCAGCGAAGAGGCCCGAAAGAAGTTCGTCGATGGGTTCCGTGAGTCGTATGCCGGCATGAACCAGGGCCGCGTGCCGGTCATGGACCAGGGTATGGAACTGCAGGCGCTGAGCCTGTCGCCTTCAGATTCGCAATGGCTGGAGTCGCGGCAGTACAGCGACGTCGATATCTGCGGCCTGTGGCGTGTGCCGCCGCACAAGGTCGGGATCTACGACCAGGCGAAGTGGGCCAACGTCGAGCAGGCGGCGCTGGAGTGGGTCACCGACTGCATCGCGCCCTGGGCGCGGCGTTGGGAGTTGGCCCTGCAGCGTGCGCTGGACTTCGGAGACGCCTACTTCCCCGAGCACCTGCTGGAGGGTCTGCTGCGTGGCGACACGAAGACCCGATTCGAGGCCTACGGCAAGGGCATTCAGGACGGCTGGCTTACCCGCAACGAGGCCCGCGAGCGCGAGAACCTGAACGCCATCGACGGCCTGGATGACCCGCTGGAACCGCTGAACATGGCGCCGGCCGGCAGCCGCGGCGTCGACCAGGTGCGCGGCAACCCGCCAAGCGGCGCAGCGCCGGCCATCACCGACGCCCGCGCCGTGGCCATCTTGCAGGCCAGCGCCGAGCGCGTGGCACGCAAGGAGACGGCGCTGCTGACGAAGTGGGCCCGCCAGGACGACCGCACCGACGACAGCCTGGCCGCCGCGTTCGACGGGCATGCGCGATTCGTCGCCGACGTCATGGCCATCCCGCTGGAGGCGGCCGACGCGCACACCCGCGCAACGATGGCCAAGGCGCCGCGCTGGCTGGACGCCAAGACGCTGGTCGAGGACGTCGAAACCGAACAGACCGCCGCGCTGATGCTGCTGGGAGCCTGAACATGCTGCACCTGCTGTCCGCCTTCTACACCACGCCCTGGGCGCTCGAACCCGGCGTGTTCGCCAGCGTCGAGCACATCCTGCTGCGCTGGGCCGCCGGCACGCGCCTGGGCGCCGACGAGATCACCGCCGCCATCGGCGATGCACCGGAGGCCGCTGCAGCCCGTGCCGCCAGCGTGCGCGCCGCCAGCGGGCGCGGCGTGGCTGTGGTCCCGGTCTACGGCGTCCTCGCGCATCGCGCCTACGCCGTGGCCAACTCCAGCCGGCCGCTGACCAGCACCGAGGCCCTGGCCGCACAGATGCGTGCCGCGGCAGCAGATCCCGAGATCGGCACCATCGTGATGGACGTGGACAGCCCCGGCGGCAGCGTGTTCGGCGTGCAGGAACTTGCAGACACCCTGTTCGACATCCGCGAAAACAGCGGCAAGCGCCTGGTGGCCGTGGCCAACAACATGGCGGCCAGCGGCGGCTACTGGATCGCCAGCCAGGCGCACGAGCTTGTCGTCACGCCCAGCGGCATGGTCGGCAGCATCGGCGTCATCGTGCCGCACCAGGACGCCAGCGCCATGCGCGAGCGGGTGGGCGTCAAGACCGAATACATCACGGCCGGCAAATACAAGGCCGAGGGCTACAACGACGGCCCGCTGACCGACGAGCACCGGGCGCACCTGCAGAGCCAAGTCGACGCCTATTACACCCAGTTCACCAAGGCGATCGCCCGCGGCCGTGGCGTCGATGCCAGCACCGTGCGCGGCGAGGCGTTCGGCGAGGGCCGCATGCGCCTGGCGGCCGACGCCAAGGGCAACGGCATGGCCGACCGCGTGGCGACGCTCGACGAGACGATCAGCCGTTACGTGCGCACCGGTGCGCCGCGTGGCGCCGGCCGCCTGCACGCGCAGATGGCCGACCGCGATATCCAGATCATGGAGGCGACAGGCTCCTGACGCGCAGGGCGCCCGATGGCGCCAGGCGAAGGCCCGACGGCCGCACCTGTCACACCCGAACCCAGCCGCCCACCGAGGCGGCTTTTTCATTCCCGAAAGGATCGAACCATGAACAAGCGACTGCAAGCGCTGCTGAAGCGCCACGCCGCGGCCGTCGACAAGATGCGCGAAGTGCGCGCGGCTGCCGGTGAAAACCTGCTCAGCGAGGAGCAGACCGCCACCTTCAACGCCGCCAAGGCCGAGGCCACGCAACTGGCCGACGCCATCGCGCAGGAACGCGAGGCCATCGAACTGGAGCGCACCGCCGCCGCCGCCCCGGCCGGCACCGCGCTGGACATCGGCGACGCATCGGTGTCGGTCGGCGCAGACCGCCGCACGCTGGACGCCACGCACGGCTTCCGCAGCCTGGGCGAGTTCGTGAGCGCCGCCTACCGCCGGCAACTGCACGGCGTCGAGGATCAACGCCTGGCCATTGGAGCTGCGGCCACGACCTACGGCAGCGAGGGCAGCCTTGCCGACGGTGGGTTCCTCGTGCCGCCGCAGTTCTCCAGCGAAGTGTGGAAGCACAGCCTGGAGGAGGAGGCGTTCCTGCCGATGACCGACATGCAGAGCATCGCCGGCAACAGCATGAGCTACCCCAAGGACGAAACCACGCCCTGGGGCACCGACGGCGTGCGCGCCTACTGGGAGGCCGAGGCCGCCCAGGCGACGCAGACCAAGCCGAAGGGCGAGGTCAACACGCTGCGCATGCACAAGCTGATGGCGCTGATCCCTGTCACCGACGAACTGCAGGCCGATGCGCCCGCCCTCGGCGGCTACATCGCCGGCAAGGCGGCCGAGTCGATCCGCTGGAAGACGAATCTGGCGCTGTTCGAGGGCACCGGGGTCGGCCAGCCCGAGGGCGTGTTCACCGCTGCTGCGCGTGTGGACGTGGCGAAGGAGGGCAGCCAGACCGCTGACACCGTCAACGCCAACAACGTGGCGAAGATGTACGCCCGCCAGTTGCACCCGTCGCGCGCCGTGTGGCTGATCCAGCCGCAGGTCATGCCCCAGATCATGACCATGACTATCGGCGATCAGCCGATCTGGACGCCGCCGAATCAGGGCTTCCAGAACGCGCCGATGGGCTTCCTGCTGGGCCGCCCGATCTACTCGACCGAGGTCTGCAAGGCCTTGGGCGACGTCGGCGACATCGGCTTCATTGACTGGCGCTCGGTGCGGTCGATCACCAAGGCCGGCGGCATCGAGACGGCGACCTCCATGCACGTCTACTTCGACCAGGGCATGAACGCCTACCGCTTCACCTTCCGCGTGGACGCCAAGCCCGCGGCGAAGGCGGCGGTCGCGTCGAAGAACGGCGGCGCCGGTGGCTCGCGCAGCCCGTTCGTCTTCCTGGCCGACCGCGCCTGAACCTGAACCCCTGGACCTGAAAGGACCAAGACCATGAACCTGAACGCCAAGCCTTCCGAGCTGGCCGCAGTGGTGGGGGTCATCGACCCCGACGCCCTGGGCGCCAGCACCGTCACCACCGGCTGGGTCAACATGCGCGACTTCGGCGCCGTGATGGCCATCGTCATGGCCGGCACCCTCGGCACCAGCGCTACGCTGGACGCCAAGCTGGAGCAGGCCACTTCGTCCGGCGGCGCCGGTGCGAAGGACATCGACGGCAAGGACATCACCCAACTGACCCAGGCCGGCACTGACAGCGACAAACAGGTCGTCATCAACTGCCGCGCCGAGGAGTTGGACGTCGACAACGGCTTCGCCTACGTCCGACTGTCGATGACGGTGGCCACGGCGACGTCGGACTGCGGCGGCCTGCTGCTGGGCCTGTTCCCGGCCCGCGGCCCGGCGAGCGACTTCGACGCCGCCACGGTCGACGAGATCGTCTGACCCCAGCCTGACCGCTGACCCGCCCGCGCCCGGCCATGCACACCGCATGCGCCGGGCGCGGCGCTTTCAACGCCTGAAGGACCGACCGCCATGGCAGCCACCGTCCAGATCATCGAGAAGAACGGCGCCGGGGGCACCGGCACCGACAAGACCAGCGGCACCATCCGCTTCAAGAACGCCGACGACGCGACCGTCGACCTGAACGATCCGATGGTCGTT